CCTGAAATACGTTGATTGATACCCATTCCAATTTTGTCTGCTAATACCGACGCATTGTGTTGTTTACCACCTTTACCATCATACGTCATTTTACAAGGAACCGAACCTACTGAATCCCAAAGGATTAATAAGTCGTGAGGTAAATCACCTTTTTCTTGAGCATCTAATAATTCATTAATATACTCTGTAATTTGTTCAATATATTCAAAATCACTATTAAAAAGGTAATCTCCATTTCTATCAAAACCCATTAATTCGGCGTGGTCCCAACTCCATTTTTGTTCTGTGATAATAAACACAGGAACAATATTTTTCTTTTGTGCATCTACCGCTGACTTTACAAGTGCGGTTGTTTTACCCGTATCACTATGTCCTAACAACATATTGATGTGACCCATTGCAGGTCCTGGAATTCCTGTTGCATCTAAGAAAGCATCACCCAAATCGAAAAAACGGTCTGGTTTATATTCTGCTTCTTTTGAGAACTTCTTTTTGATTGCTGAAAAATCAGTCTTTTTTATACCTGCCATGTTGTTGTTTTTTAAAAAGGACCTCTCGTTATTTCAACAAGTGGATGTCGTTTACTTTAACGAGAGTCCTATAGTTTTATTAGAATGGTAATTCTGTATCAGTATCATCATCTTCTTGTGGGTCAACCACAGGTGTAGATGATTTTGGTGATGCAATTACTTCTTCTGAAGTTGAGTTAGAAACCCATTTGTTACTATTGGTATCCCAACGTGGAACTTCTCCTTTAGCAACCATTTCTAAGTAATCCTCACCTTTCTTAGAATATACGTCTGACCAAGTTAACTCATCTTCAACCCATGTTTTAGCAACATTATCATCTGCGTGTAATTTACCCGCATCTTCAGGAATAACTGAATTAATACTTGTATATTCTTTTCCTGTTCCTGCCTTAGTTAAAGTTAAAGATAAAATCATATCACGTCCTGTTTCAGGATGAGTAATATCACCTTTGTTACGGAAGATTGGGAATACTTTATCTAAAATACCATCTCCCTTTGCGTTATGTTTAAATCTCCAAAACTTAACACCATCTTGTTCATGGTCACGGTCAATAACCTTAACAATGTAAAATTTACGAGAACGATAGTTACGAGCTAATTCTTTGTCAGATTCAACACCTGTCATGTTAAGAGCTTCTCTTACTTCGTTCAATGGTGAACGTTTTCCTTCTTGAGCCGGGTCATATAATTTAACCCATTTTCCATCCACTTGAATTTCGTGGAAGTAAACCTCTACAAATGGTGAAGAACCATCTTTTGTAGGTAAAATACGAATACGTCTTTCTTCACCCTTAGAACCCTTAGGTAATACGGTTGTGAAATAACGTTTCATTCTGTCCTCTGAGGACATTTTGTTAGCATTGCCACTTGTGGCGTTCTTGTTTTTCTCGTACTGTGCTAGTACTGCATCAAATGTAGACATGTTGTTTGAATTTAAATTAATTAAAATGTTATAGTAAAATATACATAAAAAAACCCAGACTTGGAAATCTGGGTTGAATTATTTTTAAAGTTTTTTTTTGACCTTATTCTAATGTTAGAAGGTACGATAATTTGTTAAATAAACCTAACATTTCGTCTCTAATGTTTAAAAGATTGGTGTCTGTTGGTTCAAATTGTTCGGTATATTGGATAAGAGCCTCTTTTACTGTATTAATCATTTCCTCTGGTTTTAAGTCAGATAAATTAACCAATGTAATTGTATTTGTTTCATCATCTAATTTAAAACGACCATATTTTCCCATTGCTTCTTCAACGAAAGTATCCGTTAAATCACCTAAAGCGTCATATGTACTACCAAAAGCTTGGTGTCTTGAATAACCTTTAGTTTGCCAATGCATTATTTTTAATTGGGCACTTAAACCTAAAAAGAAATTTATATTAGAATTTAAATTCATCTTCTTGACTTTGTGGGTTAAATGATGTTTTAATATCTTCTTGTGAATAATTTTCAACGTCATCCTTTGTTAGAATATATTCATTTTTACCACTTGCTCTCATTTCACCTTGTTTATGTGCAAAGAATTCTTGTGGTTTTTCGTTAAATGGATATGAATCTAAAGAACGCATTTCCAATCTTTCAACTTCAGTTTTTGGTTTTGATGCCGCAACCTCTACACCCAATTGGTCTATTTTAGACATTACTTGGTCCATTTGAGCCAATTTTTGTTCTAAATCTGTTAATTTAGTAAACACATCATCCATTTTGTTTACAACTGCAGAATTGTCTTGTTTGTTATCTTCTAAGTCTTTCTTAACACTTTTAGTCATATTAACTAAATCTGTTATATCAATTTCTTCTGTATTGTCCATTTCAGGCGCGGGTGGTGCGTCCATCGCTATTGCTGGGTCAACAGGTGCCGCCGCTGGGTCCGCAGGAATGTCAGCAGGTAAACCTGCTGCTGGGTCTAATGCTGGGTCCACAGGTGGAGCATCTTGTTCCATTATCATCGTTTTACCATATTTGTTTATGGCATTATAACGACTTAATTCTTCTTGTAGTTTTTTCTCTAACATAGTATTAATCTTGTAATAATTGTCTACCATCATTTGTGATGTATCTTTTATTTATTCTTTCAACAATTCCGTCTTTTTCTCTAATTGTGTAACATTCTCCAGTTACCAAATCACACTCTTCTCTTTCCATTCCATCGTTAGAAACACTTCTACTTTGTTTTGGGTTTAAGAATTGATCCATTGTGTTATTTAATTTATTATTTTCCATAATATTCTTTTATATTGTATAAATATCCCAAATTTATTAATATTCTTAAACAATTTCGAAATACACCACATCTCCATCATTTACTTTCAAATCCTTCATTAATTGTTTAGATAAACCTAAACCAGATGTAACCCCATTTGGTCCTACATTTACGGGACCCTGTATGTCACTAATGATTATTTTACCATCTGCAGGATTATCCATTATTGGGTTAATGGTTATTGGACTTTTTATGTTATTTGGATTATAAAATATACTGGTACCTTTAATTATTCTATTAACACCTCCTCTATCCAAGTTAAATTTGGTTGAATAGAAATATTTTGTAGAACCAGAAATGTCCTTCCATGTTAAATCTATCTTATCATCAACATTATTTACATTTGTACCATATACCCTATATGTGTCTTGTCTAACAATTATGTTCATTGGTTGTGTGTCTTTTATTGGGTAATTTTGACTACCCATTGTAACCACACGTGCTCTTAGATATTCTTTATTGTTAAATGATACTTTTTGAATATACTTTTCACCATCAGCCCCATTGTATGGTACACCATATGAATTCCAACCTTGTTCTTTTATTAAACTTTCTCCCGGTATTGCCGTTTTACTAGGACCTAAATCCGATAAGAATGTTATACCATCTGTTGTTGTATATGGTTGTTCTGTTGCGGTTGCCGGTGTTGTGTTTTCTTCTTCTTTAGTTTTAGCTACCGCGGTTCTGGTGATTTTATCAAATAAAACTCTATAACTTGATAAGAACGAATCTTTAGGATCAGGTAAAGAAGCATAAGGTATTCTTGTACCCTTAAATGTTGTTACAATGTTATTATTTCTAATATTATGTGAAACTTCAGTAATCCAATATGAACCTCTAAACATTGGTACATTTTTTAAATAAAAATACATTGTTGGTTGAATCATGACATTACCCATACATGTTACGTCACAAGTATAAGAAGCCTGTCTATAAATGTCAAATAATCCTATGTCTATTTGGTTAGCTCCCGCACCACTTGCCGAACGACCTAAATTTTCTATTACATTAAAGGATTCTGTGGTATTTCTAATTGACGCTTGGTCAAGTTGTACACTTTTGAATATTCCCTGATTTTGGTCGCCAATACTAACTTCGAAAGCAACTACCTTATTTGATTTTGCATAATCTCCGTTTGTGAACACCTGTGGTGCCGTAATAACCAATGGACTACCCACACCTGTAAATAAATTACCGCTATCATTTTTAAATTTATATTTCTCATTGATATCTGCTAACTCCAAATGTTTTGAAGTTGGTCCAGTATATTGAATTACAATTTTAGGAGATGATTCTTGATAATCAACATCTAAGAAAGTACCAAATAAATTTTGTGCGATTTTCTTAGAAGGTGTTATTCTTGATTTAGTTGAGTTGTTTGTTCCGTAAAAATTTACATATGCAGGCAAACCTCTCATATCAAATCCCGTATCTTTAATTAACATACCAATAACACTATATAAGTTTGCATTATCGTTTTTAGGGTCTTCTAATGATAATAATTTTTCAAGTGAAATGTATGCTATATCACCAATATCTTTATTTGCTTTATCTAAAAATAAAAATTCTTCAATTAATGTTCTTTGTCCTAAAGAATTACCAGCAACCCATTTATCGTTGAAAGATTTAAAGAAATTATATAATGCCAACTTTAGAGGTGTGTCGTTATAACCATTTACAATGGTAACCTCGTTTGCTGTGTCTTTTACTTTTAAACCAACTAACAATGGCAATAATCTTCCCATATATGTTCCCATTCTATTTGTTGTATCTAATAGAACTTTTGTTTTAATATAATCTTGGAAATCTGTTTTTGTTGGTGTGTATAATGGACCTTTACTATCTACCCAACCTGCATATATTAAGATTAAAGGTCTAAATAATAATATATTATCCTCACTTATTTCAATATTGTTAACTATAAAGAAATTTTTATAACAATTTGTTGCTGGTTCTTCACCAACATAAAGTTTAATTAAATTTTGATTATCTGTGGTATATTGTGATGAGT